AGTTTCCCCTCTCCGCTCACCGGCCCGATGAATCCCTCGTGCTGCATGGAACCCGTCCCGGCGATGATCAGCGGCCACCCCGCTTTGCTGGCCACCTGCACCGCCAGGTGGACCTGTTTGTGCCCGATGTTGACCGGCCCCAGCCACAGCAGGAACAGTCCGCCCGCCCCCTCTTTCCGGGGATAATCGTTCACGTCCACCCCCGTATAGATCACCCTGCCATGTGGCTCTCCAAAGTAAGCCGCCTGGGCCTTGCTCACATAGACCGCGTTTTTGCCCGGCTTTTGCTCCCGGTCCCCGCTCCGGTTCACCACCGGGTATCCCGGATAGAGCGACTGGTACCGGTGCTCGTGGCTCCCGTCAATCACCACGTCCGGCCCCCAGGTAAACGCCTTCCGCGCCAGGTCCGTTTCGCTCTCCGCCGTGATGACCTCGCACGTCGCTTTGGAGCCTTCCGCTGCCACCAGCGCCACCGTGTGACCCCGTGCCAGCAGCCCCTCCGCAATCGCCAGCATGGACTTCCCCAGCCCGTGTCCGGGATAGTCACTTGCTGCGGGCATCCGGCTGTCAGCTACTACCACTATCCTCATCGTTCTCCCCCTCCAGCGAGTCTTTCACTCTCCCGCTGCCTTTCCTCCGCTCTGGAGCTGTACTCCGCGCCGTGCTCCGCGCCCCACCGTGCGCCATATACCGCCGCTCCGGTGTTATTTTGTAGAGCTGGTGGTCTCCGTCATTGACCAGGTGCTCCACCTTGCACCCCGCAAACAGCGCCCGGATGTCCGCCGGGCCATATCCCTGCACCTCTTCCGCGTCCTTCCCCGGCAGTGGGCAGGTCACGATGGCAAATTGCTGGCACCGCTGCACCGCCAGCATCAGTTCCTCCGGGTCCGCCATGTGTTGGATTGCTTCCAGCGCCAGCACGTAGTCAAAAGCCTCTCCCGGCCAGTCCTTTGTGAATGTTCCCACCGGGACTCTTTTACGCGCCACCGCCAGCGGCCCTTCCAGCTCGTCCACCCCGTGCACCAGGTAGCCCCGTTTGACCAGCAGAGAGGCCGGGTATCCGTCGCCGCAGCCAGCCTCCAGCACCGTCTGGTCCTCTCCAGCTTCCGGCAGGGTGTCCAGCGCCTGTTTGACCCATTTCCCGTAAGCCCCGTTCCACCAGCCCTGCTGCCAGTGGTAATCGTCGCCCAGCCGTGCGTACTTTTTCCTGCTGCTCATCCCTGCGCTCCCTGCACCTTTGGTGATAGCCGCCGGTGATAATAATCCAGGTGATAGGCGTTGTAGCACTCCCGGCAAATCGCCTGGTACCCGTTCCGCCCCCGCTTGTCGGGGACAAAATTATACGGGTTCTCCGCCTTCCACTCCTGGCACTTTGTGCACCGCCGCTCCCTCTTCCCGCTCTCCATCGTCCGGTACCGGCTCATCGTCCCCCTGCCCATCCTTTCCCGTCTCCCCGTTTGCCGCCCATTCCGCCAGTGTGGGGCATTCCATCGGCTTTCCTGTAAAGGTTGCTTTGACCTGCACGCCCCATTCTTCGAGTTGTTTCTTCAGCTCCTCCGGTGAGGGTTTGCCCTCCTGCCAGTGGAACTCCGCCCCGATTGCTGTCACGGCCGCCAGGTCCTCTCTTGTGACGCTGCTGAAGATTTCGTATTCCGCCCCTTCGCAGTCCATTTTGAGAAAAGTCACCGGCTCTTCCAGCAGAGTCTTGAACGCCACCGATTCCGCCTGGAAGTCCCCATCCTCAGCCACGATGTTATGCCCGCCTGAGTTGTGTTTATCCTCGTGCATCTGCACCGTCCGCCCGTCCCCCGTCACCGCCAGGTTGTGGGGGAATATCCGCCCCTCCAGCCGGTAGCGCCCAACGTTCTCCACCAGCCGCTGGAAGTTCTCCGGGTGCGGTTCGTAGGCATCGATCCGTCCGAGATGTGGATGGCGCAGTGCCAGGTAGATGCTCACCACCCCCACGTGCGCCCCGATGTCTACCACTCTTCCCGCTGGCCCAAAAATAAACCGCTCCAGGCCATAGCAGTCCCGTTGCAGCTCCCGCGCCACAATCTTTTTGACCGCGCCCTCTTCTGCGTCCTCTATCTGGCCCAGGTCCACCCCGTTCACCACTGGTTTGAACCCGTCCGGGATGATTTCCCTGTCCGAATAGGACCGGATGAGCAGCTCGTCATCATTGTCCAGCGATGGGACCGAAAAACTGCCATCAGGGTTATAAATCCCCGTTGCGCTCCAACGTTGCCGGTCCGCCCGGTAGCGCTCCGCCCGTTTTTCCCGTTTCTCTTCCAGGCTCTCCCGCTCTCCGTCCCCGTTCCCGCTTTTCACCGTTTGCACCACGTCCTTCGTCCGCCGGATCTCCGTGGCCGCTGCGGTCAGGAAAGGCAGCCAGTGTTTCAAAAACACCGTGTCCGCATCGTAGGCCAGCGCCTTTTCCCGCGCCTCCTGCCTCATCCGCTCCCGTTCCGCCTGCTCCATCCCCTGCGCTTTTTCCAGCGCCGCCACGATTTCCGCCTCAATTGGCCGGAACTGGAAGCTCTTCATCGGGGTGATAAACGGCGCCCCTTTGACCGTCCATCCGCTCAGGCAGAGTTCCCTTTGTGATGTGTTATCGCCCACAATCACCGGGCATCCCGCCATCTGCGCTTCCACAATCGGGATTCCGAACCCCTCTCCCCATGCCGGGTTCAGGAAAACGTCCGCCGCGTTGTAGACCTTGTTCAGGTACCCCGGACCGATACCCCCCACCCGGTAGTCATACCCCGGCGGGAAGCTGATGCTCGTCTCCGGGACCTGCAATATCTCCATCACCCCCCGCAGGTCCACCCCTAACTCTTGCGGGTTGACCTCCGTGTGCAGGTAAAGATGGCTCTCCGGGTGTAAGTCATGGAACAGTTTCCAGGCCACCAGCACCTCGTTAAACGCTTTCCGGCTGGGGTCCCCTTTGTTGGCCGCCACCATCGCCACCAGGAACGTGTCTTCCGTCAGCAGCCCCTTTTGTTCGTGCTGTTCGTGGATGATGGTCTCCGCCAGTTCCCGCCTGGCCTCCGCCCGGTTCCCCGGCTGGAAGATGCTGCTCTCCACCCCGTGTGGGATGTAATGCACGTTCTCCAGCCCCACCTTTTTCATCTGCGTTTCACCGAATCGGCTCATCGCCAGCGGCCACCGGCAGACTTTCAAAAATTCCTTTACCAGCGGGGGAATCGGCTCGTGGTCCACCGGGCACCATGCCGCCCAGGGCAGCCGCGCCATCTTGTTCAGCGGCAGCACCCACACGTCCAGCAGTGTGAGTACCATGTCCGCCTCCCACCGGTAAGCATGCCCGTCAATGATGTCCGCCCCGTAAGGATGTTTTACACCCGGCAGCACCCGTATCCCGTCTTGCCATTCCAGAATATGCCCTGCCAGCCCATAGAATGCGCTGATCAGCAGTTTCCAACCCGCCGCCGCGATTCTGGGCGTGTTTATCATCGTCTGGTTCCCGTATCCCGTCGGGGACCACGGCGCGTTGCTATGCCACAAAAGCGTCAGGTCAGTCCACAGGTCCAGCAGTTTGTTGTTAAAGACCAGTTTTTTGCTTCCGTCCTCGCCCATCCGTCTCCTCCTCAAAGGTCCGGGGGGAGGAGGAGCTGCCCCCGGACCCCCGTCTTGCTTGCCAAAGCCGCTCCGGCTTGAAACTAAGCGGAACCCTGCCCCGCCTAATTCCCCATCAGGTAGGTGATGCTGATGTGCACCACGCCGTTGTTGCCCGCGTTGATTTCGTTGTAGTGCACGCCCACCCACTCAGCAGCGTCCACAAACTTCTCCGTGGCGTCCAGCGTCCACGCTTTGGGTGTGCGGACCGCCCAGTGTGAGGTCGTCCCGCCGATAGCCGCCCCGATGGTCCCCGCCACTGATGCCCCCGTGCTTCCCAGGTTCACCAGCGCCAGGGTGAAGCTCACCGTGCTGGAGGTCGCCGCGCTGTTGTGCGCCTGCGCCTGCACCAGGGTGATCCCGCCGCCGTTAGCCGCCGGGGGAGCCTTGAACAGCGGTACTTTGATGTCGTCCGCGCCCAGGTCCACCGGGATTACCGCTGAAACTGTGATTGCTTCCATCGTCATGTCAAATTCTCCCGTTTCTGTCAGTGCTGAAAAGCTGCCTCAGCTCTGTCCGTTAGGTCCCGTCCGGGGTCGCTGCGTCGAAGATGCCCTGGATGCCCTGAGTAGCGTCCCAGACGCCGTAACCATAGGTCAGGTGAGCGTTCAGCTCCGTCCCGCCGCCGCCGCGGGATTCGTCCCGCTGTGGGCGGATGTTAAACGCCGTGCGAATGTCCAGCCCCAGCGCCTCTGTATTGAACATGCCCGCGTAGGCATCGGTCCCGCTATCAATAGTGACACGTGAGGTGGGGAAGATGAGAACATCATCGACCTGACGCAGACCGAAAGCGGTTACCAGTTGCTGATCCACCAGCCGCGGCTGTACCACATCCACGCCCGCCGTGGCCGCGCTGTTCGCCAGCACGTGCCATTGGTAGGTATGGCATACAAAGAACTTTGCAGCGCGTTGCTTCTTGCTCGCCACTGCCAACTGTGAGCGCATCGCCCAGAAGTAAGCCCAGGTAATGGCGCTGCCCGCCGTGCCCACCGTTCCACCCGTGAAAGACGAAAAGGTATTCGCCAGGTTGTCTTCAATGTGGTCCGCTGCCGATAGCCCTAGCGTTTCCGCCGCCGAACCCATCAGATTCTCAACCGTTTCCGTCTTGAGGTCTTCATCGGCAATAAACACCATGTCAGCGTAAATCGCCGGAGTCAGCGTCCCGATAGCCGTGCGGGCGAACTGTTCAGCCGATACATCATCCGTCGTGTTGACCGTGCGAAAACCCAGGCTGCTCCACCGTGACCCTGTGCGAGGGATTAAACCCTGTCGGTCATTGAAGACACTGACCAGATTCGCCATCATCACTTCTTCCCGCAGGTACATCAGCGCCGCTTCATAGATGGCGGTCGGGTTCAGGCTGGCGTTGTAGGTTGTCTGTCCTGAAGCCATTGTTACCTCCTGTCATGTCTGCCGCTATGCTGGCAGACCCGTTATTTTTGCTTGTTGTCGCCGCTCGTCCCGGAAACGCCCCCGCCCATTGATTCGTTGCCTTCGGGCGTGAAAATTTCCTGGATTGCGAACGGCTGGCGCCGCTTGTAGAGTCGTTCTGCCAGTGCCGAGGTCTGACTCTTGTCATCCCCTGCCGGGTTCATCGGACTGACGAACGTTCCCTGTGGCATCGCCTGTTTCAGCGCCTCCGCGTCCTGGCGGATGGCCTGTTCCGTCTCTCCCTGGAGACGGTTGACCAGTGCTGGCGGCAGTCCCATCTCCGCCCCGATTTTTGCCCGGAGCGCCTGGAGTTCCGCCTGCTGTTTGGCCTCTTCGGCTGCGTTCAGCCGTTTTTGAATCTCGCCCACCTGGGCGTTAATTCGCTCTTCCATGCCCTCCATCAGCGCCTTGAAACGCTCTTCCCAGGGCGTTTGGGCGTCCTGCTGCGGTGCTTCCATCTCCAGCTTCTTTCGCAGGGTGCTCTCGAATTCCCGCAATCGTTCCCGCGCTTTGGCCGCGTCCTTTACCGCTTGCGCCGCCTTTTCTTCGGCTGCCTTCAACTGCGCTTGCAGCGCCGTGATGTCTTGCCCGCTCTCCGGAGCTTGTGGACTTGTTGGGGGAGTTTCCCCATCTGGTTTCTGCTCTTCCGATTTCTGGGGTTCCTGCCCCTTTTTCCCTGCCATTGTTCCTCCTCTTAAACGAAAAAAGCCCTCAACAGTGTTGGGGGCCACTTCAAAAAAAGTCTCTTTTGTTAAGTAACAAATCTTTTATTGCCTTCGGGATAGTGCGCTGTACCTTGCCGCCTCATCCTCTCCCACCAGCCGCTCCAGCGGAGTCGGCGCCCGCATCTGCCCATATATCGGGTCCTGGTACGTTTCGTTCAGCGCCGTGAACGGAAACTCCCCCGCCTCCCAGGCCGTGTACCGCGCCACGCCCATGATGAGCTGCTGCCGCGGCAGTGGCTGCTCGCTGAACCACACCTCTCCCGCGTTTTCCTCCGGCAGCGCCCGCCCCGGCACAATCGGCACCATGATACACCGTCCCCGGTGATGGTCGTCCAGGCTCTCGTTCAGCGTATGCCTGGTCCCGTGCATACTGACGCAACAGATGCACGTCCGGTCATCCAGCGCCGCCCGCCACCACCAGCCCTCCACCACCTGGCTGTTTTCCCGCCAGCTCGCCAGTGTGGCGTCCCGATAGCTGTAAATCTGCACCGTTCTCATCATCCGGTCCAGATCCGCCATCGGCAGGGTGTTCACGTAGGCCAGCATACTATCCACAATCTTGCGTGGATTCCACCCCTTCGCCACCCCCGCCAGCGCCAGGTCCACCACCTGTTCCGCGTGATAGTCCGCCCACTGGGCGATTACCTCTTGCATCGCTGGCCGGTCCATGTAGTCCACCAGTTGCGCGATTGCCTGTGGGTCCGGCGTGTTCCACCCGAACGTGACGCCCGTGCTCATCTCCGCGTAGTTCATCCCCAGCCGGACCGCCCCCTCTTGTAGACTGGTGCCCTCCGTCAGCAGCATCCACTCCATCTCGTCCAGGTTTTGCGCCATTCCCTCTTCCAGCGCCCGCAGGTCCGCCAGCCTTGCCCAGTCTTCGGTGGTTTGTGCCCCTGCTTCCAGCCTGGCGATTGCCGCCTTTGTGGGTGCCATCAGCCGGTTGTAGCTCTCTTGTAAACGTACAGCGGTGGCCCGTTCCTGGGCCGCCAGTTCCTGCAAAAAGACCGTTTGCCCCGTTTGTTGGGCCTCAAAGCTGGAGAATGTCATTTAACCGCCACCAGCCTGAAGTCCCGTACTGCCTCGTGGTACTTTGCCCGCCCGGTCACCACTTTCTCCCGCTCAAAGCCCGATAAAACCACCATCTCCATCAGCGATTCCGGCCAGTATCCCCACTTATGCCCGTTCAATTCACCTAATTCATACGGATAACCGTAAATGCTCCCCATCCCCCAACGATCCTCATCAGTCGGCGGATTTTCCAGCCCCAGCACCACCCGCATACAATATTTCACGTTCGGCACTTCCAGGATGAGTTCTCCCCCCGGTCTCAGGACCTCGTAGCATTCCCCCACCAATTGCAGCGCGTCCTGGTAAGATAGGTGTTCCAGCATGTGTACCGCCATGATGGCGTCCCACTGTTCCGCCTTCACCTCGTCCGGCAGCGGGGGGACCCTGGCCACGATTTCCGGGTGGTGTTTGGCCTCCGCGTCCAACGTTATCCACCCCTGGATGGGCAGCACCCCCGACCCCAGCAGCAGCTTCATTCAAACATCCCCACGCGCCCGTTAGACCCGATCCCAGGCCGTTCCATCAGCCGGGTCAGCAGCAGACCCGTCGTGTTGTCCTCTGCCAACATCCGCAGCTTTTCCACTTCCGGGTTCCTGCCCAGTTCCAGGCTCATTGTCTGCTGGCTCACCAGCCCCAGCGCCCGCTCCCGTTCCATCCGTTCCACCGTTTCCAGCGGATCCTGCGGTAATGGGTCCGGCCAGTGTACCGTCGGGCGAGCCGGTTCCCGTCCTAACAGCATCAGCATCCGCCTGCTGATTTCCCGGATGCCCCACTCATACCGCCGCCGCAGGTCCTCATTTTTGGCGAGCTGGTCAATGTACAGCGCCCTGATGCCCAGGTTTGTCACCCGCTGCATATCCCGCACATCCCCCGAAAGCCTGACCACCCGGCTCTCCCCGAAGAACGCCCGCTCCAGCATGTCCATGTAGTTCATGGCCGCGCTCAGGTCGCTCTGCATCTCCAGGTTGTAGACCTTCGCCGCCTCGTTTTTGATGGTGAACATCACGTCCGGCCCGCTCTCCACCGGGTTGATGTCCCCCGTCCCCGTCGCCACCGTGCGTGGGCTGCCGTGATGGTGCAGGATTTTTGCCACGTCGCTGGCTGCGCTGTTTATCCGGTCGTTAAGTTCCCGGTGTCCCAGTTCCCCGTGCCCGTAGTATTGGTGCAGGTTCAGCGCGTGCTGCCAGTCCACAATCGGTCCCAGTGGATGCGGCCACACTGCCTCGTTGGTGCGCTGCCACTCCCGCCGGTATTCCCAGTCCACAATCAGCCACCGCTGCCCGTCCCTGACGATGTCCTGCCGCTTCCGTATCCCGTCCAGCGCGTATTCGATGTCATACCACAGCGCCCGGCTCACGTCGTCCCCCGCCCAATAAGCCCTCACGTTTGCCGCGTTCAGGTTCACCAGCCGGATTTCGTTAGCCTCGTCCTGGTACAGCCTGCTGAAGATATGCCCGCCCAGCGCCCCGCTGAACCCCATCTCCGTCAGTTTCAGCACGCCGCCCACGTTCTCCCAGGCTTCCCTCAGCAGTGTCTCGTCTTCCGTGTCCAGCCCTTCCCGCAGTTCCAGCATGGGCATTTCGGGGAATAAAAAAGCCACCACGCGGTCCACCACCTGGCGGCAAACATTCACGATTGTATTGTGGTCTACCCCGTCGGATTTGAGGAGCGGACGCCATTGCGCGCCTTCATAGTAGTTACGCGCCGCCGTAACAGCAGCACTCCGGTCCCGCCGCTCCGCCTCCGCACGGGTCCGTAAGTTTCGGAACGCTTTCTGGTCGCCCAGTACGCTTTCGTATGAACCTGTTACCGCTGGCATCCGCACCTCTCACCTTCGCCACCGCCACCACAGCCGACCCCCATCGGTTTTGCGGCAATGACAAAAACCCCCACCCGGCAGCACAAGAGCCGA